GGTGCTGCTCGCCTGCGGGTCCATGTGACGTGCGCGGATAAGATCCCGCTTTAAGACACACGATGGTTTTCTGACATGCAATAAATGTCGTCTTTGTTGAGCAGTGGTGAATTTCTTCCTTCCCATCGAAGCGGTGATTGATGATGCTCTAGAGGTGATTTGTCCACGGTCGCCCAGCCGCTTTCGTACGCGCCGCCGTCCAAAAACCCAGCAATCACCGGGTTTGAGGCCGCGTGTGGCGTACTACGGGTACAGATACTATGACCCTCAAACCGGCAGATGGCCTAGCAGAGATCCGATTGAGGAAAAAGGTGGGGTGAACTTGTATGGGATGGTTCGGAACAATCCGATTCGCTACGTTGATCGTCTCGGTTTGGAGAAGTGGTTGTGCATCATGTCGAATGTCTGCGAGAAAAATGGAGCTGGTGACACAGATGGACACGCTGCACTGGTCTTAGTCGATACAGACACCGGCAAGACTACAACTTACAGCCTATGGCCTGACAGCCACCCCAATATACAAAGGGGCGGACTCGATAATGGCAAAGGCTCGGATGTCAGGGAGAACTTTCCGGGTGATGCTCCTGCGGGTTATAAATACAAACATTGCAAGAAACTTACTGACGATCAGGCAAAGAAGCTCGTTGAGAATGCCAAAGAGCATCGCGAGTGGTGTTACACAGATAACTGTTCATCCTTTGCGTCGGATACTTTTGGCGACGTTACTGGAACGGATGTTGATGCAGACGACTGGGCAGGGTTTGAATCGCCGGGAGAACTTGGCGATAGTATAAACTCAGCAAACGGAGGATCTAACAGCAACGAAGGATCAATCCCAGGCGGCACACCAACGAACCCAAGCGGTGGGGCTACCAATCCAGGGCCAGCTGGTCCTCCGGGATCGAGCAGAAAATGATTACAACCATGAACAGTTTATCTGTAGCCATTCTATCATCCATCTGCCTTGTTGGTTGCAGTCCAGTTCCCAAGTCTGAAACCTTGGAAGTGCGTGATTTCAAAGCCTTAGTCGAGGGACCACAAGGCGCGGCAAGCACTACCTTTTTGGGTCTCTTTTATTGCGGTGATCACTCTGGGTTTTCTTACTTCGTATTACGAAGAAGACTGGCTAGTGACCGATGGCTCAAGATTGCTGCGTCTACGTGGCCAGCCGACAAGCGAATGAACTTCGTCCGCGATGAGAAACAGTGGGTAGAGAGCAACAAGGCTGTTGCGGCACTCACCCCATGAACTTTCATTTCAATTCATATTTTCAAGGGGGCTATTTCAAGGAGACTAAAGTGTGAGGTGATCCCGCAAAACGGAGCCAGAGTTTTGTTAAAACTTTAGCTGCTCTGCGTTGCGTAATTCACCATCCAAATCAGACCAACGAAACGAAAGAGAAGACTTCTGAAAGCTGAGGCCTGCCCCCCTAGTTGCAGCTTTGGTTTTCAAGGGCGAGAAGAGCGGCTTGGCGCTTTCCCTCGGAATGTAGCAAACAACATGAATGGGGGAATTTCTTCCTTCCCATCCCGGCGTTGATTAGCGATGCTCTAGGGGTGATTTGTCCACGGTCGCCCAGCCGCTTTCGTTCGCGCCCCCGTCCAAAATCCCAGCACTCACGGGGTTTGAGGCCGCGTGTGGCGTACTACGGGTACAGATACTATGACCCTCAAACCGGCAAATGGCCTAGCAGGGATCCGATTGGGGAAGAGGGTGGTTTGAATCTGTATGGGTTTGTTGGGAATGATGGGCTGAATGAGTCAGATGTGTTAGGCTTAAAAGAAGATTGCTGCAATGGACAAAAAGGAGTCAACGAAGTTATTGATGACGCAGGGCGTAAATGCTGTGAAGATGAAATTAAAACCGTGGAAATTAGGGTGAGAGCAAGAAAAGCATACAATGATACTGGACATGCTTACATTCACACACCAAATCATAACCGTGGACTTTATGCTGGAAGTTCAATTTGGGGCGGTAATGGCAAGGTGTACACCGAAGCCGACAACGCCGAGTACAATCCAGAGAATAGCTATTCCTATAGAGCGTGTCCTGAGTCAGTCCAGAAACTTGACAATGAAATAACTGGACCAGACGACACAGAATACAATTTCACAAATATAGGCGGCAGGAATTGTGCTGGATGGGCATGTCAGAAAATCAAGAATGCTGGATTTACTCCTCCTTACAATCCATCATTACCAACCCTTCGGCCGGCAGCATGGGGTAATAAATAAAGGCCCGCCTGTATGAAAAGTGCGTTCAAGAAAATATTGGCAATTGCTTTTATACTTGTAGCTTCTTTTGCATTTCTTACACATTGGCTAGAAAGCAATTTGATGGCGCCAGAAGGAGTTGTGATCTTGAATAAAGTCGAACGTGCATTTGAAAATGATCCTGTGATTACGGATTGGAAAATAAAAGAAAATAAATATTCAGGCGTAAAGTGGATGTTATACACGAGTGAAATACATGGTATTTTGCTATTTAAGAAAGAAACAAAAATACCTGATAATGTTTGCAAAAAACTTTTCAGTATATCTAAGAAAAACAGTAATAATAACTTTACTATTAAATTTGATAAAAAGGTAATAGGCGACTGAATCAATGATGGGTGTGGAAAAGTTTTACGACTTACCGCGACAGAAATGCGCTAGGCGGCCACAAACAAGGTCTGAAGTGGTCCCGCAAAACGGAGCCAGAGGTTTGTTGAAACTTAAGCTGGTTTGAGAGGGCCAAATAACAAACGCAAATCAGACCAACGAAACGAGAGAGAAGCCACCTCACCGCGTCGGCTGGAAGTGCATCGAATCGCGGCTGATCTGCCAGCCGAGGCCGATCCAGCCTTCGCGGGCAAATTCCTCCATCACCTCGATCGGCATGGTGGCAGCGACCGGCCATGAAGTCTTGAGGCCGTTGTGGTTGGGGTCTAGGTCGATGGCGGCTCCCCACGAATGCTTTGATGGGCGGTTGCCGCCTCGCATAGGGCGTGGGTTGTAGCAACCGGCGTATTTCGCCAAAATTCCCCGATGGGGGCCAACTGAGATCCGGCGCAGAATCCGGCCTAGGGAGTCTGCTACTAGCTCATGGCATCGGATAGATCGCACGGCCTGCCCGTCATACTTCACGCCGAGTCCAGTGACATCGAGGCCGATCAGCCTGCTCTCATCTCCTGGTTGGCCAAAGAAACGGACCATGGCTCCGTCTGCTGGAGAAGGCCAGGCACACCCGATTGGCATCATGGCTTTGAGGTGACGTTGGCAGGCAGCGATCGACTTCGGGCCCCAGAATCCGTCTTGGGTAGTGCCTATGCGCCGCTGGAGCTCAATGATCTGAGATTGGTTCATGGTGCTGATTTATGGGGAGTTTTGCTTGCGCGTGGGGCGCGGAGGTTCAAGTTTGGGGCATGAGTGACGACAGAATGACACCCACACCCGTGAGGTTTCCTGAAGAGTTGACTGCCCGTGTGGATGCCATTTCCAAATCCATGGCCCTCTCGCATGCGTCGGTGCTACGTTTGGCAATTAACCAATGGTTTGAGGCTGGGGGCGATAAGACCGGACCTTTCGCACTCGCTAAAAAGAGTGCCAAGAAAGACGCTCCAAAAGGTCGCGGCAAAAAGAGCAAGTAAGCATCATCCGTTGAAGCTCTGATTGGCTTTTCCGTCATCGACGATGTCACCAATCCTGTTGGTGGTGTCTTTGATTATTGAAGCGGCGGCAAAGATCACAATGCCGAGCTTTGGATCAATAAACGGAATGGAACCAAGGGCGGTGATAAAGCCGCTAACCTTGCCGATGTAGCTGAGGATTCTGAGTGCTTTCATGACGCCTAGGTATTGTTGTCAACGCTTGCGCCACTTTCGCACCATGGCGACGAGCGACATAATGCCAACGGCAAGGCCAACGATCAGCGAGGCAATTCGCAGGTGCCATTCGACCTGCTCTTGAAGCGACGTGATGACGCCGACCATCGGCGAAATGATGCCGACAATGGCTTTGGATGCGTAGTCGATGTCGATGGCTGTGCGCATGGAGGTGATTAGGAACTGGCGCAAAAATTATCCGATTTTACGGGCAATGATGTAGGCCCGCTTCCTGCAATAAGATGGGTTGATCGGATTGTGATCTTTTTGGTTGAACGACAACGACAAGGTTGTGTTGAGGTTAAACACCTCCACGATTCCCGTTAGGCTGCGACGAAACTCCGTTGCCGTTCCGGTGCTGGATCGCGAGGTCGATTCAATGTTGTCCCCAGAAACCACCGTGCTTGTGACCGACGATCCTCCGTAAAACTCGGATAGACCGCACTTGATTGGGAGATTGGCCGATAATGTTACGGTGCAGTTTGCTGGGCTATTTTCGGCATATTCAGCGAGGAATGCGTCAAATTGGTAGGTGCCGATGGGCAAGGATACCGAAGCGACAACTATTGGCGTGGTGTCGAATGATTGCAGCAGTGAGGTGGATAAGCTTTTGAAGATCTGTCCGTATCTGGCATCAGCAAGATGGAGATTCATCACGCTCGCACCATTTTCGGCCTTTTGATTCATCAATTCCATCTGGCCGGTGAAGGTCTTCTTGCCGGCGATGGTCTGGTCATCGGATGTTTTCACCACGGAATTTCCGATGGTCGTATCCAACAAAAATGTCCCAGATGCGTTTGGCAGAGTGTACGAGCGACTCTGTGACATCATGTCAGGGTTGGCATTTATTTGGCCGTAAAAGACAGTACCATTCGTTAAACGCAGCATGGTTGCGGAAATCCTTCCGTCATCGTCCCTGCGAACCACGGTTGCCCCTTCGTATGGAGAGGCAGATATTTTGTAAGAATTGACCCAAGTTTGCGTCCAATCCTGGTAGCTCAAGATCGATTCATTATCGAGCGTCTCAGGGTCTATGGAAACATCGTCCAACTTCATCAACTCCGTCTCGCCCTTGGCCCCTGTCAGTGAGGCTAGCCATTGGATCTCGTTGCCTACAAAGCCGTTATCGACAGCGATCTCATAGGCGCTTTTGCCCGCAGCAGGAGCCCCGGGTTGATTGGTGTAAATAGGCAATGAAGTCGTCGTTTTTCGCGTCACATCGCGAACGAGCTTGAGTCCGCCGAATGCCACGGTTCGCACCTCGCCTGTCGTTAAGTTCTGAGCTTGGAGATCCCATACAAGCTGGACTGCGGGGAGAGGAAGCGTGTCATTGGGAACGACCTCGATGATGGCGGTGCTGCCACTAACCGCGATGCCGGCCCCACTGATTTTTTGAATCACTGCCGAGCTATCATCTTCACTGGCCGAGCGCTTTACGGTCCATATCAGCGACCACTGTGCTGCCGGCTCAAACGGCCCACCGTTCCACGCCATTGGCAGAGGAAAAGAATTGGAATCCCCGATGAATTGACTGAGCTGCATTCTTACCCAGCTTGCGTGTCAACGCGGCTCACTTCCACTTACCCAGCGGGCATTTCGCAGTCGATAGGCGCGCCTTTACTTGCATCGCGCACCCGCATTGCAGGCATCGCCCGTCGTTGTATTGCGGGCAGGCATGGCAAATTTCAAGCCTCTCAGCGGATTGGTCGGATAGCTTGAACCCATCGGCTCCCCATTTTGCGAGCTCTGCCCCAAGTCTGTATGCGGCGGCGAGCGGGTTCATGAGATGATGTAGGCCAGGGAGTCATCAACCCGAATTCCGGCAAGGCCGTTGTAAATGCCGGGGAAATTGACGAGCCCGGTTCCCACTACGACATCAACGGGTACTGTCCATGTGTTGGTTATCTTGAATGGCGATCCGTCGATGCTGACTCCATCGAATGGGTATGGAGACACTGGCGCTCCATTCGATTGCAGGGTGAGAGGGATAGTGGCAAGAATCTGCCCAGCGCTGGTGATATTGAGTTCTGCCCCCGGTGCGGTGTAGGCAATCCCTCGTGCGTTGTAATTGATGAGGGTAAGGAAGAGCGATTTGCCCACTGGGATGGTGGCGAGCTTGTAGCCGGCCGGAACAAAGTTGATGCCTGGTCCGGCATTGGCAATGGCTTCAGTCCATCCGCCGCTGCAGGTTGGATTTCCGATGAAACAAACCTTGCGCGTTTTGGCGTAGAATCCTACCGGGGAAGTGTTTGTCGAGGTGGTAAACGCGCCGATTGGAATCTGGAAAGTGTTGCACCTTGTGTAGGACGAACCACAGGTGTTTCCGAGGTCGTTGACTCCACCGGTGTTGTCGAGATATGCCGTGCCTACGACCAGTTGCTCATTGCCTGCGTATCCCCAGTCGAATGTTGCCCGATTGCAGGTATGGCTACCCCAAGCGGCATCGCCGGGCTTGTAAGTCACATCCATGGTCGCTCCGAGCGAATTTACCTTCGAGGTGTCGAAATCGATGTAGATGTACTTTGAGGTCGAAACGGTGGGATCGCCGTCATAAACGACCGTGCCATCTGCTGCTGTGACCACCACATGGCCAACGCCGCCATGGCAGGCAGCGTACCTGCACTTGAACCAAATGGCTTTGCCATTGGGCGTAGGGCAGTTCACCTCGCTGAGAAGATTGATGCAGCAGGAGTTCATGATTCGGGGCTCTTTGCGAAAATCGTTAGATGCGCCATCGAATTGCTTCCTTCTGGCAAGGATCTGCACAGGAGGTTGTACACCCCGTACCTTCCTTCAATGTTGCTCAGGGTGGTTTTCAGAACACCCCCTCCCATCGATTCCCTGGAAAAGGACAAATCATAGGGTGGGGGAGTTAATGCGCTCGCGGCTCTATAATTCGCGAACCCTTGTTCCATGATTCCGAAAAACATTTTCAGTCCGAACAGGGCCAGCGGAACCGTGGAGAACTTGCCCTCGGACGATGTCCAGAACATCACCTCAAGTTCGCCTTTGAAATCATCCTCTAGGATGAACTCACCGAAGAACCTCCCGTTCGTCGACAATGGGATGTCGGCATTGACGATGGTTTTCCATTTTTTGCCGTCGATGGCAGTGCCGTTAAAAGTGGCGTACTGGCTGGATGTTTCCGGCACCACGTACTGCCTTTGAGCTGAGACGGTATCTAGGATCGCTTCTCTTGGATAAAGTAGGTTTGCATCGGTGACCTGCCAATCGGCTCCTACGATGTCACTCTCCGTAAGCTGATTGTTTTTGAGCGGGTAGGCGGTAGCTCCCTGGGCATCCAGTGCGTTGAGGGGAGAATCATAGTGCCATACGATGTGGCTTCCATCTGCGGGCAAGGTCAAATCGTGGGCGTCCGCCGATGAGGTGATGGCTTTGGTGGGCGGGCGAATGCCAATGCAACGTTTGCTGCTTCCCCATCCGCCACGTCTTGCCAACTTGCCGCGTAGGACCGCGCTGAATGCCTCACCGTAGGTTCTGAACCCAAAGAATTGCACCCCGTCGATGGTGACGTTGGGCGAACTCAGCTCCGTGACAATAAATTCAATCTGGAACCTTTGAACCTCGGTTGAGCCCACCACACCGACGGCGATCGGGTAGCTGTTGGAGCAGTCACGGGGATCTCCGTTAGAGCCGCCAATCGTATGCGGGCTGGTGAAATTTGGTGGGTACGGCCCATCGAAATCCGCAATGAAGGTACCCGCCTCACTTGGTGTGCCCCAGAACCTCAGCCCCTGACTCGTTCCTTCCCAATTAAGGCCCGCCGGGATGCGCCCGGTCTTTCTCCATCTTGCGTAACGATGGTAGCCGCCCGACAGGGTCACATCATTGTAAGGGGTGCTTGTTGAAAATTGGTCCTTTCGCAAGCGAACTACGCTGACCGGATTGGGCCACTCGATGAGGAACAAAATGATCTCCGAATCGGTGCCGTCCGCTTTGGTGGCGGTGAGCGTGGCTTGCAGGTTGTTGGTGGCGGCAAGCGGAGTCCCTGAAATCACCCCGGTGCTGGGGGCGATGCTTATTCCGGCAGGCAGACCGGATGCGCTCCAGGTTACTGGTCCGCCTGTCACCTGCGCGGTTTGAGACAGCGAGGTGCCAGCAACGCCATAGACCTTTTGATTGGGGCTGATGATGGGGGCAGGCATTTTATCTTACGGTGTCGCGCCGGATGCGCATGAGAAATGGAACGGTGGTGATTTTTTGAAGCACTGGTCCTGTTGCCGTACTTGGTCGTTCAAAGACCATTTCAACCTCGCAAATCACATTCGCCTCGGTGGTGGCGTCATATTCGTTTTCTGAGAGGAAATTGCTCAGCGCCGGATCTTCCAATGAGACGTAGAGCCAGTAGTTGGTCACAAAGAGGCCGGACTCGATGGCCATGGTGCGACGAAAAGCAGTTTCGCCGGTGGTGAAGAACGGTGGTTCGGTATCTAGCCCGCGCATCGAAAATCTCGCACTCTTCAATGGCAATGCAGCCACCGCCGTGCCCGAAAGCAGTTGGATTTTGAAAAGGACATCATCGCCGTACCGGGCTTGTCCTGTTGCCGCTTCGAGAGCTGGGAGAACACTGCCGGTGACGACGGTCCTTGCGGCTGCCGGATCAGGAAGAGTCACTGTCCATGTCGAGGTTTGAATGTTCATTTGTTTGAACACTCGATCATGGGCAGTTTCAAACACGCCGATGGTAAAGACTTCCGGTGTGCTCGTGCCCGAGGCGTTGGTTGCAGTGAGTGTCAGCAGCCAGATGCCTGGCGTTTGACCTGATCCGGTAAGGACTCCGCTAGTGGGATTGAAAACGAATCCTGGCGGGACGACCTCATTGGTACCGATTGCCCAGCCAGTTGGAGAATTGCTCGCCACAAATTGAAAACTGAATGGTTGATTCAGTCCGAGGGTGAGGCTGCTCTGGGTCTTGTTGATGACTGGTGCTGGCATGATGGTTTAGATTTTTGCTGTTCCGAATGTGTTGTCTCCTGATGCGCCACCAGCCTCGTCGCCGAGAGTTGCGTCCATGCCGTTGAATGCGACGAGCCCCCTGGGGTCGGACGAGTTGTCGTCGGTGTCGAACCTTGCCAAGCGCCCGCGCACGATGAAGTTGGCCGTGGTCAGTGCGGTGTCGCTCGCCTCAATCGCGCCATAAAGCACGCGGTCGACCCTGTAGACCGGCAGCAGGTTTTCGAGCTTGCTTGTGACGCGCAGGCCAAACGAGTGAGCTGATGGCACGCTGGTGAGCATGAACGAGTGATCCAACGACGGCGGCAGAAAGTTGACCGTGGAGATGTTGCTGGGTGTCGTCGGCGATCCCTGTGGAATTCCAATGTCAATGATCACGCCCCAATGCACTGAGGTGTTGGAGTTGAAGACGGCGGCGACGAACGAAAAGTCCAGTGAGAACGTTTTCCCGAAGCGGAGCTGCTTCTCGTTCACATGGATGCGGAAGAGTTCACGGCTGAAATCCATCGGGTAGTAGACCGTTTCCGAGTCGACGATCTTTTCCACCTGGTAAAACCCTCGGCCGTCCCATGCGTAGAATGCGGGGGCTGCGATGGTTTTCCCTTTCCGCCCTAGGTAGCCTGGAATGGCCAAGCCTTTGGTGGTGTCGGTGTAATGGTAGACCGTGCTTTGGCTCGGGGCCGTGGGGATCGTGTTCGCCACAGTCGGTGAACCGTTGAGGTATTTGGCAGGTAGCAGGCCTCCGTTCCTCGGCAGCTTGTCCAATTCGATCGAAACCACATCCTCCGCGTCCACTGCCACACGGGTTGGAAACACCTCAAAGATTTTTGGCAGCTCCCATGAGGCCACCGTTGCGTTGCTGGTCGTCTGCTTCGATATGCCCGAGATTGGGATAAAAGTTTCCAGTGTTTCGACGCGGCTGCCGAGGTCGTCGAGGATGAGTTGGAGGCCGTTGATCTGCTCAATGGTGTGACTGTGCGTTTGGAACGCTGAGATAGGCCCAGCGGTGGTGATGGTGACCACATAGGCATTTGCGGTCGGGGCGCTTGGAAAAGTGATTGTCAGGTCATCCTCGCTGTTGAGCGTGACCGATGACGGCTCAATGATGGCGAGGTCATCTCCATTTTTTCGCACGGTCACATGGAGGTCGCGAGTACCGAGGTTGTGAGCGAGCGTGTACTCCATGCTGGTGCCGTCGCCGATCGGCGTCACATAATGTTGGCTGCCGGTGATGATTTGATCCTCGGTGAAGGGGACATAGGTGCGGCCATGCGGTGGGCGAAGCCAGTCGATGTTGGCGGCGGTCTCTAAGCCCTCCCAGTTGAGTTCGCGGATGATGCGAACCGGCACGCGAATTGGCGTGATGGTGTAGAGGGTGTCGGGATCGTTCTCGTCCTCGATGGTCATCTCCACCTCAAGCACCGCCGTGGTGATGGTGTCGGTGGCACGCAGCGCATCGGCCAACTCGGCGGTATTGAGGTTCAAGACAAAGGTCGGGTCGCCGGGCGGCGCGGAAAACACCTCCACCTCCAAGAGTTCCTGTGGCAGACCGCCCATCGAACCTCCGAAGGTGATGTGTGCCGTGTTGTTGGCGGGGTTGGTGACCGTAAAGGTGCCTTCCTCATCGGCCAGATTTGCTAGCGCCTCTTGGATTTCCTCCGAGCCATCTTCGATTGAAAGCTCACCCGAGCGTTTGTAGCCACGGCGAATTTGATAGGTGCCTCGGAAATACGGATTAACTTTCAGGGCTTGGATCTCGTCCCATGTCGTCGTGTTGTCGTTGCCGCCCTCCTGAACCCGAATAACCTCAGGTTGGGCCGGCAGGATGCTGGCAAAGGTCGAGGTCGCGGCGAATGGTGAACGGATCAGGCGGATCTCGTGACGCTTCTTGTTGCCTACTAGGTAGGAACGCACCCGCACATGGCAGCTTGGCTCAAGGTTCACCGAGGTGCCGGTGATGGGCAAGTCGGCTTCCGTCGCGTTGGCGACATCCACCAACCAAGATCCATCTTTGGCGGTGACGGTGACGGCTGAGGTGTAGGCGGCATCCAGAGCGGTTTGGACTTGGGCGGCGGTTGCATCGAAGGGCAGTGGCGATCCTGCGGTGGTGCCATTGACTGACATCTGGAAAGTCCCGCCGCTCGGCCTCGCATCGACCAGGCCAATGCTGGCGCGTAGCGAATGCAGGGTGCGCTGCACCTCGGTGGTCGTGCCTTCGATCTGCTCGGTAAAGCGCAGGCCGAGGCGGATTTCATCGCCCTGCACCAATTCCGGCAGGGTCAGCGTGCTGCCACCGGCGGTGCTGTTGAGTCTGCGGTTGGTGAGATCGACGAAGGCGAGGACTTGCATCTTTTCACCCGCGCTCGCGTCAACTTGTCGGCTTGCTTTCCTCCGTGGCGGTCAAACTCTCCACCCCAAAGAAGTCGTAGGGGAAGATTGCCATCTTGTAGGGGAACGATGGATTGATCTTTTCCCGCTCTACCGCCTTCGCTTCCTCCTCGTCGTTGCGTTTTTTGGCAAGGCGCTCCTGTTTGTTTAAGCTCATAGCGACCAGAAGGCTCCTCTCAGGTTGCGGCTTTTGAGGGTTTGAATCGCTTGGTTCAACTGGCTGTTGAGTGGTGCCAGCAATGTGGCGATGGTGAAGTTGGCAATTCCTCCTAGCAGTGGCGTGATGAGGCGGATTGGGTCGATCGGTGTGGAGTCGGGGATGCTCTGTGGTGAATGCGCGAGGTTCCAAAAGTGACTGTACTCAACATACGGCGTCCATGTGCCGTCGAGCGGTGCGGCTGGATCGACTCCCTCCGGGCTCACAAAATAGATGGTCGCCAGCTTGAGCACATCGAACTCTGGGTCGGTGATGCCTTCGAGCAGGGCCATCTCGGATTCTGGTTGAATCGGGGGCACAAACTTTTCGCTGACCCGCAGGTAGGGGTTCTTCTTCATGCCGCCCGAGTGATTGTAAGTGATGTAGATCGAACCGACGGTGCCGTCCAAAATGCTGCCTTCGTAGACCTCGAATTTGGCCGATGGTCGGTCCTTCCAAAGTGACACATCGCAGGCCCGCAGCCGTCGAGCGGTCTTGGTGTCCTCAATCCCATCCTTGAAGGTAGCACCACTGGAGATGTTGCCTTCAAACTCGATGTGAGCCTCCGTCACACCAAGGTTTAAGAAGAACTTCGGCACCGGCTCGTAGACCAGTTTGATCTTGGTCAGTGCGCTGCCAGCAAAACCAGTGGGTGGCGCCCCCGTTCCGATCGCCCGCGTTGATCCAACCTCCACGCTTGGCCATTCGGTGAGGAAGGCATCCACGGTCTGCTCCTTGTTGGCGATGTCCTCATTGGCATCCTCCAGCCGCTTGGTTGTTCTCTCGCCCGCATGCTTCACGTGAGTGGGCACCGTCACCTCCACGCCATTGACGAAGCCCGGCTTAATCTTGAAGAGCCATTGACCCTTTCCTTGATCCTCACCGTCGTCTGCTTGCCAGAAGGCGGAAATCTTCCACGGATGGCTGAACCTCCTTGGCTTTGGCACGGGGTCAAAGCGCAGCGGTCTCCTCCGGCTGATGTCGCGCACCAGCGTGTTCCATGTTTCATGACGGATGAGTGGGATGTTTGCTTTCACACCGGAAAGAAGAGGTGACGGTTGCCAGTGGTCTCGCCTTCGGTCGATTTGCGCGCCTGGTACAAGTAGCGCATGTTGTGATGGACGATCTGGAATGACTCCTCGACGGCAGTGGCAGCGGCGTTGAGGTAAAAAAGCGCGAGCGGGTAATAACCAGCACCGTCCTTGTCGCCGTCGGCCGTCTTGGTTTGAACGATCCTCAAATCATCCTTCGGCTTTTTGATTGTTCCGGCATCATTGGGCTTCACGCGCAGCGAGAGGTAGAACTTGCCACCTTCGTGCTTTTTGAGATCCAGCTTCATGCTGGGCGTCGGTTTCTCATCCTTGAACTTGTTGCCCTCGTCGTCGCGGTTGTCGATGCGCCGCCAATCTTTGCTGTCGATATCGAGGATGTAGGGCGTCTGGCCGTTGACCGTGCCAGCTCTGACCGAGGCGACCTCTTCGCTCGCACCGACCTTGAACGGATGGTTGTACGGCTCGCGGTTTTGGATGAACGAAACAATCGTGCCCTTCGGCGTTTCGCGCACCTTGATGCCCTCGCCTTGTGTGACCTTGAGTGTGTCTGCCCACCTCACTAGGCGTGCCCACGCGGTCTGGATCTTTTCGCCCTTCTGAACTCTGATTTCTTTGATGTCCATTGGTTCATTTTATTCCATTGGGATAAACCTCCTTTGGCCATTTGTAGTATTCCGAGAGCCTCCATGATTCGCTAATCTGCCAGACAGAGCCACGCTTTGAGATTTGCGGTGGCATCTTCATCCAGTTCCGATCTGCGGTATCCAAATCATTGAACTGTTGCGGTGCGCCTGGGATCTTTTGGTACGAGTAGCCAATCGCTCCAATCACTGCTGCCGGTAGCGTTTTTTTGGTGTAGCTGACGGATGCGGTGCAATTCATCACAATGTAAGTTTTCACTCCAAACATCGGGCTTTGTGGTTTGCCTCCATTTTTGGAGCTACTCAGGCCCGATTTGGCGCTGGAGCCTTCGGGGAGCTCTTTGGGAAACACCCAGCCTTGTTGGTTTTCGTGGTCCTCCCATTTGCCGCCGTATTGTTTTTTGATCTCGTCAAAATTCCAATGTGCCTCGATCGGCTCTTCAGCCAATTCAAAATCAAGACTCCAAACTTGGCTGTCAGTATCGCCGTAGGTTGCCGAATTGTCCGACTCGCTGCTTCCGCCCTCGTAGGTCACGGTCACAATGTAGGATGGCGTCGATCCGTCGTGGTTGCAGGTCCATGATCTCGAAACTTCGGTGCAGTTTTCGTAGGGAGTCTTGCCAACCGTTTGGACCTGCGAGACATCCGGCACATAGTATGGAATCACCCACTGGATGACGCCCTCCTTGCTCTTGGAGCCAGTGGCCCCCTCTACTTTGATGCCTGTATTGCTCATGCGAAGACGAAGTTGGGGATTGTTGGTGTTTCAGTTGTCTTTTGGGTATTCTTCTCAATCGTCCGCAGCAGAGCGGTTTGGCGGCGGTTCTCTTCAAGGATTCCCGAATTTGCCGTGCGCCCCATCATCACATTGGTCGCTTTGGCCACGCCGCCGAGCTGGGTGATAGATCCGTCAGTGATCGCCGCTGGCTTCTTGCGTTTTTCCTCGGCCTCATCGGCGGCCTTTCGTGCGTCCACCATTTTGGCGGCGGTGTTCCTAGCGTTTTGGCCGGTCATGCCCAAACCTTCGAGTCGGGTGATTTCCTCGCGGATTGCCTGCTCTCGTTCGAGCGAGTCGATGCGCTGTTGTTCGCCAGCGATCCTTGCCCGCACCATTTCAGCCTCGAGTCGATACTGCTCTTGCGCCAACTTCAAATCTTCAGCCTTCTTTTGCTCCTTGGCGGATGGACCTGTCGGTGTGTCTGGCTGGGTTGGAAGGATCGTCTTTCTGTTTTGTATTGCCTGACGCTTTTCATTCCATTCGGACCTCGTTTGCTTTTGCGGCGTACTAGCGACTGAGATTTCTTTGAAGAGGCTTTGGATGCGAGCGATGCCGTCTTCGATCTGACCTTCAGTGACGCGGCTTTTGCCACCACCGACTTCCTCGCTGATTTTGCCGCTTTCAATCCCAGCGGCTTCCATGAGCTTGCGAACTGGGTTGTAGTCCTCAATCAGCTTAAATGCCGACTCCGTGGCCTCCAAGAAGCCGCGCGTGATCGCAGTCTTAAAGCCGAGGGTAAATGCTTCCGCGACCAGCTCACCAATCTTTACCAGCCGACTCGTGTCTCCTTGAAGCGCCTCGACAAGTGCGGCGGTAATGGTGCCACCAACCTCGCGGATCTTCGGAGCTACGCTGCTGAATGCCTCTACAATCTGCGGCGTCATCATTGCCACATCGCCAGCGAATTTGGAAAAGACCTCCGACATCGGCTTGCCGATCTCTTCGAGCATCTGGCCAATCGAGACTTTGATCTTATCCATGCCTCCTGCTGTGGCTGAGGCTGCGCCACTCACCTGTGTTTCAATGGCCTTGAGAACTTGGTCGAAGGTCCTGGCGCGGTTGCCGGTCTGGGCGAACTCAGCCGAGATTTCCTTGATCTGCGAAGAGGTCAAAGCGCCGGTGCGCTTGAGTGCGGCCAGTCCTTTCTCCGGGTCCTCGAGCGCCTTGCCGAGTTGCACGGCGTACGTTGAAGCATCGCCGCCAAAGACAGCCGCCATATCGACGGATGCCTGGGTGGCACGATCAAATGCTCCGCCGGTGATGCCAGCGGTTTTAGCGAGCTCCTTGAAGGTGGCCAGCTTCGCCTGCGCCGCCATGATGAGGTCGCCATCCACGCCTGTTGCTAGCTCTGTGGCATCGGCGACTTTGATGAGTCGGTCGGCCACCTCGTTGGACTGATCGCCGAAGAGCCCCATGGTCTTGACGACATTCTTGATGCGATTTTCCGCCTGAATGCCCTGCTCGGCCATACTGATGAGCTTGTAGGCAATGCCACCGATGGCTGCAGCTGCGCCCGTAGCCGCCAAGCCGATTGCCCCCACACTTTTGGCCACTCCTGAAAACGCGGAGCCTATGCCTGACCCAAGCGATGACATCGTCGACTTCAACGAGGACGCCGACTTCTTCGACCGATCAATGCCCGAAACAAAGTTTGCGGTGTTGAGAGTCAGCTTGGTGGTGATCGCGGCCATTGCTGCTATCGGGCGGGTGTCAATTCTTACCGATTGGTCACCTTGATGGCCTTTTGCACGAAGTGATCGACGCGGCGGCGCATCTTGCTGGTCTGCATCCTCACAGCGTAGGCCATGCGGCGCTCGATACCGTGAACCTCGCTACCCCACGAAACCAAGTTGCTGATGGTGGCAGTGATGGAGGTGGTAACTACCTTGAAGTCCGTGTCACCAGGCGCATCATGCCGACCGATCCAGTTCGGGACGCGGATCTTGCCGAGCTTGCGGGCGGCGGAGGCCCATCCGGACGCGAGGTAGCCGACACCTTTCTGTTTTACTTTGATGAAGTTGGTGATCATCGAGCGAGACGCACGAGTTTGCTTTACCGCCCGTTTGATGCGGATGTTTCCGCCACGGCGCTTGGTGTGCATGATGTTGGCCATTTCGGCCATGCTGCTGACCTCTGCTTTCTTGGGAGTTGAGCCAATGAAAACATTGCGGACATCGCTTGCGATTGCTGCCTCGCCGCGCTTCTTGGCGGCCACACCACGCGTCTTGCCGTTGCTCGGTGGCGTGATGAGCATCAGGTTGTTGATGACCCCGCGTGCCTGCTCTTCCATGAGTGTGCGACCATCGCGCTTGGAAAAACTTCCGAGCTTCTCGGCCATCGCTTGGAACTCGCGAATGTCGGTCTCGATCGTCGTCTTGGCCATTTATTCAGCGGATGAGTCAACCAGCCCCTCGATGTAGTTGAGCAGGGAGCTGGGGATGATTTCCTCAATCTTCACAGCGGTGATCGGCTCAAGCGTCCAAAGATCGGCGGCTTGCAAAGCGCAGTGGTAGTACTGAAGCGCGCGGGCCAGTGGTAGATGCCAGAGAATGTATTCCTCGCTCCATCCGGTGTCCTTGGCGATCGCATAGACCACGCTGGCACACCAACCTGGGTTCAGGACTTTCCCGGCGGCTCGTCTTCGCAGGTCAATTTGTGCTTTGACTCGACCCTTACCTCATTGGCGGCGACCTGCTTACCAATGCGCTCAATCTCCGCGATGATGTCGGGCAGATGAGCAAGCTCGATTCCGAGTGAGTAAATGAGGGCTGCTTTTCCAGCGCTGTTGTTGGCGACTGCTTCTGCCACATCATTGAGCGGCGCGGACTGCATCCACACGAAGGTGTTGATCTGGCGTTGTAGCTCGATCTCGCTGGTTGCTTCGCCGCCTGAAAAAATTGTGAGGTTGAGCAGATCGGCAACTTGCTTGGAACCAATCGAAAACGGCCTCATCTTGATGCCGCCGATTGTCTTGCTGTTGGCCTCGATCATGCCTTGGCCGATAAGTTGATCTCGTGTTTCCATGATTTAGAAGATTGAGAGGATCTTTTCGCGCAGGGTCTTACTCGCCTCGTCGCTGCCGGATGGGACGATTGCGGTGCGCTTACCTTTCCGAAGCAAAAGCATCGGCATCATGGTCTTGAGCTTCTCGATGAGGCCGCCCCTGTTTTCGATAATTCCACGCATGTAGGAAATCGGGTGATCGGGGTTTTCCTCACACCACTCCTGCGATGAGAAACGCCGCTTGAATTCGGAAAACGTGATTTCTTCCTCCATGGGGATTGGAACAAAACGAACAGTCTTTGCTCCATCCATCAGCCAGGTGACAGTGCGTTTCGTGGCACCTCCCACATCCTCAACCGTGTCGGAAAATGCTCGTTGCGTCGCGAATTCGAACCCGGAAGTAAGCGCACCGGCAATCATTGAGGTGTTGCGGCTTTTCATCGGTGGCGTGTCGTGGTCGCGTACGATGGTGACGGTGCTTCCTTGTTTCATGGGGTGATCTTGATGGGGGAGATGGTTTGCTCGTTAATTACCGAGAGCTTGTGCCTGCGGGTAATTCACGCCGCTAATTTCGAACTCGTTGAAGTCGTCATTTTTCTCGCTCACCTTCACTGAGGTGATGACGGTGATGCCCCCGGTGATTCCTTCCGGAATCATTGTCGCGGTTCCGCCTGCATCGATTGTCGTGGTACCGCGACCTTTGATCGTGAACTCAAACTTCGGGTCAAAGCCCTTGCCTGCGCCAAAGCCGCCTTCACTCGACATGATCATCTTGGTGTCGAGCGACTTGGTGGTTTCGACGCTTTCGATGAGTTCGGCGCTGACCGACTGGACTCCGATTTTGTTGAAAGTGACTGGCATGGTGATGGTGGGTTAGGCGTCTTCGTAAATGACCCCTTCGACTTCGAAGTCGGGGAAGTCGTCGTTGCTCTCGCTGCGTTTGACCGAGGTAATGAAGACCTGCTGCGCTGTGATGCTGCCGACGGCCACATCGGAAAAATTGGGAAGCCCTTTGCCGGAAATGGTCACATTGCGCGTGATGAGCGGCTTGGGACCGGCGTATTTGGTCAGCCCCATCTCGTCACGGATGGTGGCGACCTCAACCGATGAATCCATGCTGGACTCGCTCACATGCCCGCTTTGGGGCTCAAGGTCGTGCGTGTTGATGACTCCAAAAGTTGCTGGCATCGCAACCTGGTCGCATGTCAACCGTCATCCCAAACCACACCAAGAACTCCCTCGACCGAGGATAGCCATCGCCCGTCACCTGAAACGCTGGTGGTGTAGCTGGTTTGCTTGAAGCCGGCTGAGCTGAAGCTGGACGCGGATGGGCATGGGGCACTCATGAGTGTCTTGATCGCGTTGGTGATGGCTGAATGCTCACTGCGATTGTCGGCTGGCGATGAAATCATGACCTTGATGGTCGCGCGGTACAACGGGCCCACCACGTGGTCGATGTTGTCCGCCAACACCAGGGCGGCATGGGATTCAGGCTCGCGTACTTCGTTGGAGGTGCCTGTCAGGATTTCAGGTTTGGGATCGATATCCGCCCCATCAATCCACGCGGCCAAGTAATCTTCGATGATCTGGTTCATGGTTCCTACCTCCTGTTGACCAGATATTTGATGATGCCTGAACCGGGTTTGCGCGTGATCTCCTCAATTTTATAACGCGTTTCGCCAATCATGATGATGTCGTTGAACTTGGGCAGGGGATTGCTGAGTTGGCTTACCAGCATCTTCACCACCATTGAGCCATCCTGACGGTATCCGCCTTCTTCGAGTTCGATCTGAATTGGGTTGGTCGATACGGCTGCAAGATATGTCGCTCCGTTGATGACCACCGGCACGCCCGACTCCTGTAGGATTTCTTGGAATGCTTCGGCCGTCGCGGCTTGGATCGGGTTCACGCCCATGTTGCGGTGTCAATTGCCCGGAAATAAAAACACCCCCTCCAGTTGCCCGGAGAGGGTGTCTATCCCACACATCAAAATGACCTATGGTTTTACGATGCGCTTGAGGGCATCGGTCTTTGCGGCGGAGAAGCCATAGAGGCATTCGAGCGTGACAAATACCTTGTTGGAACGGGTGTCAGTGAATCGGAGGTATCCGAAGGTCATGCCCGTGGTTGGGTCTGTCACGGCTCCAGCCTGTTGGTAATCGGCCACCGGTTGGAGGTAGCGCATGGCCACCGCAATGGCACTGGAGTGAGCGGCGAAACCAACGAGTTTTTCCGCGTTGTCCGACGGAATCAGCGTAGTTTCATGGAGGTTGAATCCAGCGATACGCTTGACCATGCCCTCGGTGACGGCAGGTGCGTTGAGGTTCAGGTTGAAGCTCTTGGCGACCACGTCGTCGGCAAGCATGTTGGTGTAGTAGCCGGAATCAAGGACCAGCGAGCGGGGGTTGGGCGGCATTTTGGCATTGCCGCAGGCCTCGCGCAGGCTGAGCACCTTTTTGTAATCGAAGCCGGTGGCAGCCAGTGCCGGAATTCCCGGCGCACCGAAGTTTGCCAAGGTGATGCAGCTGAAGATATCGACCAGCACATCCTGGGCGAGTTGTTGGGCAGCGGCTTCCACTAGGGTTTCCAGCACATTGAGCGCGGTTTCCGATGACTCCTTGGCGGTTACATGGACGGTCTTGTACTTGTGACGGTTGAGGGTGACCGGCACCACAGTGACCGTGGAGTCCGCGTTTGCGGAGTAATCGCCCGAGAAGTCACTCGATGTGCTGGGGGCACCAACCAATGGCACTCGCACCGTGTCGAGCTTGTCGGCAGGCAGCGGGCTGAAGTCGGTTGAAAATGCGGTGACGGGCAGAAGGTTCGACATGAAGGGCATGAGCGCCCGCTGTGCGACCTTGATGTCTTTGACGTTGGTAAGTGTGTTGGCCATTGGATTATGCGTTGTGTTTGAGGATCAGGGCTTGTTGTTCTGGGGTGAGTTTGCGCCAGAAGGCGGTTTGTTCGGTCGGGTCGTTGATGGCTTTGAATTGGGCTTGCAGCTCTTCCGATTTTTGTTGGTCGCCAGCAGGTGTGACGTTGGCCGGAATGGTGGTTCCGGTTGAGGCCACGACGCGTGCCACTTCGACTTGAACGCGTTTTTCAAAATCGTCTTTGGACGCTTGCAACTCGGCAATTCGTGCCTGCATCGCCGTGGTTTGATCGATCGATCCGTCGCGCTCCGCTTTGAGTGTTTCAATCTCGGCGGTTAGTAGCTCCACTTCGCCGCGCAGCGAATCGAGTGAAGCTGAGGTCTCATTCATGAGTTCGATCTGGGCCTGATAGTCGCGGGTGATGGTTTCCACCTGGGTGCGCGCTTCAGCGAGTTGGTCTTCGAGTGTTGCGGTCATCGCCCTGGATTCCGTGTCAACCGACGAGTGATAAACTCTCAGCCTTCTCATGGCCTCGGCGCGGTCTGAAACCATGCCGGCGAGGTTGTAGCGTTGGGCCTGACGACCACTGAATGTTTGGCCTTCCATGGCTTCGGCTGGAATTGATCGGCCGCGTGCCAAGACGGCGGTATGAAATTCTTCGGCGATTTCAGCGAGGTTGGATTGAATGAGGTCGCGTTGATCGTCGGTGAGGCTGGTTCCCGGTGCGCCCATGGCCTTGTACTTGCCGACCGAGAATACCTCGACCTTGATGCCATCCCGATCGAGCGCACCGGAATCGTCGACCACCGCCTGCACCACACCAATGGATCCGACTTGGGCTGATGGTGTGGCGTAGATTGCGCGGGCTTGGCTCGCGATCCAGTAGGCGGCAGAGGCCATGAGCCCCGATGAAAAGGCATAGACCGGCTTGCGCTCGTTGAGTGAGGCCACTGCGGCAGCAAGTTCTGGTGTGCCCGCCACTGTTCCTCCAGGAGAGTCGATATCGAGGAACACCGCCTTGATGTCGTCACGCTCGGAAGCTTCACGAATCGCGTCACCGATCTCAAGAGCGTCAGTCGCCCCCATGAGGACTCGGGCAAAGATATCCGGCTTGCGAACAATCGGGCCCTCAATGGCAATCACGCCGACGCCCTTGTCGATGGTGAGCAGGGGACTGTTGGATTTGTTGGCGGCAAGATTGATGGTTCCGCTGTCGAAGCTTCGGGCCGCGATGGCCATTGAACGAAGCGCTTCGGGCTGAATCAACCATTCACGGCTTTGGGAGAGGATGGGGTTCACTCCCATGCGTTGGTGTCAACGCAAGCAAACTGCAAAAGGCTGACCCGAAAGCCCTCAAGTAGCCTTCCTAGTTATTTCCCCAGAGCTGGCAGGGTGCGCTTCATTGTAAATACGCTATTATTCTTGGATACACTATGAAGGTGTAGGTTTTATTCTGAGTGTATCATCGCATTGCACCAAACAGAATGAGACCGGCGGAGTGACGGTATGGGAGTCGTAATCTAGTTGTCATTTTCGTCTTCGACATGGACGCGCGTAGTTTTTCGTTACGAGGGTTTCCAGTCTTCTTAACCAGTTGCGGCTTGGTGCACCTCTCCAGCGACCTTCCACAGCATGCCCACCGGCACATCGTATTTCGTGGCTGTTTCCAGGATGAGCTTGGCATCCGCAGCCCTGCGTTCGATTTCCTCGCCGAAGTCGGCGCCCAACTCTGCGAAGTGGTCGGACAAGGTTTTGAGCCCCATTTCCACATCGGCGCGGTTTTGTTGGGCCTCACGCCCGGCGTCCACGGTGACACGTTTTGGCGGGACAGTGGAAATCTTCCACCAGCCCTCTGCCGGAGGGAGCAGTCCGCGGTTGATGGCATCGCCGATCACATAGGACCAAACGGGTCTGATCAGGCGGCGCTCGAGAATCATCTGCCTGAATGAAAAGCGGCGGTCTGCTTTTGCCACCACGAGTCTCACGCCAGCGCCACCGATCTTGCTTGAGTCAGCCGCGAACTCAAACGGGATAACGCCCAGTGCTGAATCCCTTCTGAGGTGTTCCAAAAATCCCGTGAATGTGGGGGACGGGCGGTTGGACTGAAAGCTTTCGATCGATTCATCCGGTTTGAGCGCCACGAGCTTCCCACCCACGATTCGCTGCAGTGACAATGGGTCGCTTTGCTCATTGCCGGTCACGCCATCGCCGACGACGAAGTCACCCGTATCATCCAGTTCGCCGCGTGCCGTTTTAAGCACCCTGGCCACATCGGCATTGTCTTTGACCGCGTGTTTTTCAAGGGCGAGCAATTCGATTTCATCGAGCACGTGATTGATGGAATGCTGGATGGTTGGATGGCACCTCACTCCGCCGGCCCATTCGGGTTCGTGAATGTGCAGCACCGCTTCGGATGGAAGGTCCCTGAAGTCACCATTGTCTTCGATGGCGCGGTAAAATACCGGTGCACCCCAGCCATCGAGGCCAACGCCATCCACGGTTTGGGTGGATCCGAGGCGGTCGCCGATTCGGTGTGACTCGATCAATTGGATGCGTGGCTCGCCTTGTGCGTTGCGTGTCTTATGGACGAAGTACTCGCCGTCGATGTCCATGCCACGGCAAACAAGCGCTTGGCATTCCTCAAATGAGAACCGCCGGGTGACTTCACAACGAGCGGACCACAGGGAGAAGTATTCCTCGGCTGCGCGGTTCCAACCCGAATCTGGCGACTGGGCTTGGGTCCTGATGCCATCGCCAGTTGAATAGATCGCCATGTTGGCCACCAATTCCCGAGCGAATCCGCTGTTTTTGTGGAGGTACCTGGATTTGCGCACCAACTCGGTACGAACGCCCGGTGTTAGTTCATTGCGAGCGTCGGTGGGCATTGCGCCCGGCACAAATCCACGGCGTGGCGACCAATTGGCAGCCTCGTACGGCGATCCCCATGCCTTGGGTTGTAAAACCGGCGGGATGACGAGTTTGGCGATGGATCTGATGCGGCTCATTTGGCGAGGTATCCGGATACGCTGGATGCGGCCACACGCTGGGATTTGCCATATGCGAATGGATCAAGGATTCGCAGGGCATGGGCACATTCCTCCAGCACTTGGTCCACGGGCATGGTGAATTGCTTGGTCACATTGGTGTCCGAATCGTTCCAACTCATGATCGTCTTGCCATCCAGCAGGAGCGATTTGGCACGGCTCTGTATGGCGAGCACCTCCGCTACGGTGAAACCTGTGACGAATAATCCTCGCGCCATGCAATGGCCAGCTGTGTCAACGGAGGACGACGATCAGGCATGATCGATCGAAGCCAATCGGTGGCGCTATGCGTCGTCTTCGGGTGGGTCGGGTTGAACGGATGATTGTGACTCTCTTCCAACGATCTTGAGCATGGTGGCCGCTGCTACCTGCATGGCCTCGCAGTCAAACAGGTGATTGGGTCTTGATCCGATCCTCTCCCACATCCATTTGCCGCTTTTTTTGATGCGGTGTTCGCTTTCCATTTGGGCGAGGTAGTCTTCATCGATGTCGTCTGGCACCTCCCACACCGGGCCATTGTCCGGGTTTTGATTGCGGCGAAGTCGGGCAAGCGTGTCCTTGATGTTGAGGTTGCTCCAATAAAACACCGAGCAACTCTGCCCGCGGCCGAGGACCACTTTGCGGCGAGGAGAATAAAACCGTTCGATCGACTTGCGGCCTTTCACCTTGTGCGTGAATGTCGCGCGCTTGTCGCCCATGAGTGCTGTCCATCCATGTGAGGCACATTCGCGGTAGACATCGTAGGTGGCATATCCGGCATCAATGAAAACCAAGTTGGGATGAACGCCGAACCGCTCCTGGATGCTGGCGACATCGGTGTAGGTAAGCACGCGCTCGTCCCAAATCAGGCGGCTTGATCCATCTTCGGCCCATGCCCGAACCACGAGAAACATGTGATCCATCTGGCAGTCTACCGTGAGGATGCGCAATGGGCAGGCGGATGTTTGTCCTGACGGCACCAAGCGCCCCTGAGCATCCACGCCGGCCTCGCCATCCCATGACTCACCTTTGAGGTAGCCGCCCGGCACGATGTCGAGCTTGTAGTCCTCGAGGTATTCCCGCCATGCGAGGGCAAGGCGCTTTTGATAGAACTGCTGGATGAGACTCACATCACCCCGTCTGGCAGCAGCTTTGGCCCTGAGATAAAGTTCGGCCAATCGGCCCCAGCTCATGGCGCATAGGGCATTCCAATGGAACCCGGCATTTTCTTTCGGGGCGTTTGGGTTTGTCGCCACATACTTCCCGGTGAGGTTGAGTTCCCGACGCGTCCTGTCGCTATCCTCGAAGTAGTGGTTGCACGACTCGCATCGCATCGATGTGGTTTCGCGCACTTTTTGGAAATCCCACTCGCCGGTTTCGTCGCGCGCGTCCTTGCTCCATTCGATTTGCTCCCATTTCCATGGCTGACGGTGATGGCATTGCGGGCAAGCGAATGTCCACTCGCGCATGTCGGTGGTTTCAAACTTGCGGTGGGTGTCGTCGTCTTCCTCTCCGCCTTGACTCATGAACAGGCACTTGCCAAGCCAGCCAAATGCGGTGACGCGGGCTTCGGCCTCAGTCATGTGCCCTTGCGGGTAGCGCCATGTTTCATCGCAGATAAGCCAACGGATCGAGCGGCGCTGGAGGTTGGTCTTGTTGTGCGCCCCCAACACCCAGAGCGTCATGCCGTTGTTGAAGTGGATGGTGGAAAGCCTCCTTTTGTGGCGGTTGGCCGGATAGAGGGATTTCACCGGCTGGCATTCGTCAAAGAGCTTCTGGAGCCTACTTTCACTCTGGTCCTTGGCATCGTCATCCGTCTGATCGAGCCATAGGGTCGGTCCCGGATGGTTGGCGATGATGTGGGCAAGGCCGAATTCTCCAACGCTTGTTTTGCCGCTCTGAATGGCGGCGATGATGCTCACGATTCGGATTTTTGGATCCACCAGCGCCTCCATCGGCTCACGCATCCATGGTGAGTTGGCCGATCGGAAACGACCGGGAATCGGCGAATAGGGGATGGAGGAAATGTGGTCCTCACACCACGCCCATGGGGGACGGCGATCTGGTGGGCGCCATGCATCACGCCAGATCCCTCGCAACTTCGAGTGTGCTGCTTCGAGCGTTTTCATTCGCCATGGTGCAGGATGGATAAAACTTCATCGATGGCCCGCCGTGATTCCTCCTGGATACCGGTCGCGTCGAGGCCCGATAGGATCGGCGGAAGTTCCTGCTCAAATTTCTTGCGAAGCATGGCTTTTGCCTGCGCAACGAATTCCGTCCATGTCTGGCGGACTTCTTCCACCGCCACATAGTCACCGCGTTTGATTCCCACTCGCAATTCCCGCTCTTCCACCTCAGCGAGGAGCTTCCTTGCCTTGAGTGATGTTTCGATGTCGGCACCATCTTGAGTGAGCGGCTCGCCACCCTTGAGTTCGTTTCGACGCATGAACTCCTTCCACTCCGACACATCGTGCATGCCGTTGGATGCAGGCTTTGGTGAGTCCTTGCGTTTTTTCCATGTATTGATCGACTGGCGCGTCACGCCCAGCACGGCAGCAAGCTCGACATAGCTGGATGCGGAGCTTGGGGATGAGCCACTACCGGTGGCCATGGATTGCAGCATGGCTCGTTCGGTACGAGTCAGCTTGCCGCCTTTCTGGACCCGGCCAATCAGGTTGGCGAAGTCGCGCGAAAGGAGCTTTTTGGCAATGTCAGGAGAAACGGCATCCATCCGCCGCTTGTCGACTCGTCAACTCGACATCAATAAGCCACGCTCAGATATGGCTCGGCACAGCCCTGGCAAATCTTTGAATCGTGCATCCAGCCGTCTGGGTTGAGCGTTTGGCACTTTTGGCATCGGCTGAAATATCGTGTGTCCGCCAATGCTTTGTTCATCGCCGCATCGACATCGGCCGGGCTCGCATCTTCAGAAACTGAATCGTAATTGATCCATGCGTCCGTGGGGACATGACCATCCCATGAAATCGTTTTGATCTGCAATCGGCTGCCGTCTGAAGAGGAACGAATGAATTCCAGTTTGATTTCGTCGTCGGTCATATTTGTTCCAGCTCGCTATGGTGAACATACGACTTGAATTCAAGTTGTCCAATTTGCGGCCCCGACTAGGTAGGAACGCCTGTGCAGTGTCAAGGGTTCGGGGGGCTGTAGTTGACGGCGGGGCAGGGGGCATGAGCATTCCCGTGCATTGCGCCCACACCCGCCTCCTTGATCCCAACACGCTGAAACCCAATCCGGTTAATCCGAACCGCCACAGCGCCCACCAAATCCAACTTCTCGCGTCGATCATCCAGGAGCAGGGTTGGCGCAATCCAGTCACCGTATCCAAGCGCTCCGGTCTGATCGTTCGCGGGCATGGCCGCTTGGAGGCCGCACTTTTGATTGGTTGCGAAACAATCCCAGTCGACGAGCAGGACTATGCAAGTGAGGCGGAGGAGCTTGCTGATCTGCTCGCCGACAACCGCCTCTCGGAATTGGCCGAACTCGACGAGGACGAATTGCGGCGAGTTCTCAAATCGATTGGTGAATCGGATCCGAACTTCGACCTCGAGCTCACGGGGTTCATGGACGATGAGATCCGCAAGCTCATGGATGAGGCAGCCAATCCGGAGGATGAACTCGAAACGATTCCACGCATGGAATGCCAAGCGTTCGAACACCACGACTACCTTGTCTTCATGTTCCACGACCTGCGCGACTGGATGCAGGCACTCCAACTGATGGGGGTTGGCGAGGTTGACTACTCCATCACCCGCAGAACCAAAAAAATCGGCCTCGGCCGCGTCATCCATGGAAAACGACTCCTCGAACTCTGCCGCCGAGCCAGCATGGCCGGAATTGCGCCCCCTGAAACTCAGGCTCTTGATTCTAAGCCGAAGCCGGAGCCGCTCGATCACGAGCCACAAGTTGTTTCCCACGGCAACGCTGCTGGTTCCCGCAAGCGAAGCTGAACATTACGCCCACACCGGGTTGGAAATTGAAACCATCCCCGATGAGATCGCCGGCATCAGCGCGGTGAGGAACTGGGTTTTGAAGCACTTCACCGATGATGCGATCGTCATGCTCGACGATGATATTTCCGCCTGTGTCTGCATGGTCAGCCTGAGGTGTAGAAAACTTTCGATCGAGGAAACCCAAGCAATGATCGAAAACTCGGCATGGTCCGCGCGTGGGGCAGGGGCCCGTTTGTTTGGCTGGCACCAGAGAAGCGATCCAAGGCTCCTTCAACGCAACGATCCATTTGGTGTGAATCACTGGGTCGGCGGGGCGGTTGGGGTGGTTCGCGATGATAGAGGTGGGGTGCCCAAGTGGGACGAACTACTCAAGTGCAAGTGCGACATTGATGCCACGCTCCAGGAGTTGATGGACAACCGCCTGGTATGGAACGAAGCGAGGTTCTGTTTCGTGCAAGAGCGCGACAAGAACCTTGGCGGCAACAGCCTGTTTCGCAGCGAGGAACGCATCGCCACCGAGAAGCGCTACCTCAAGCGCAAGTGGAAGGCCCACATCCGCCTCGAAAACTACAAGAGCCAAGACCGCGTTTCGATGGACGCGCCACGCCGCCAATCCGTGAAGGTCTGAAAAATGGTGATCAATACTGCTTTCCCCAAATGTTTCACTGCGAGACCATGGTAGACCATGAGTTATCACCTCAACACGATACGCGGATATTCATTCCCAGCGGTTTCCAGCGCCATGCAGAAAGCCATTCGGCGCGGCGATGCCAAACTTGCCGGCTACTGGGCACTTGAACTTTGGGCCAGTGGATTTGGTCAGTATGTCTGGCGGCGCTTGCTCACCGTGAGCGCGGAGGACTGCTGGGGAATCCTCACGGCGGAAATAAAAGCCCTGCACGACAGCTACACCGAGATCAATCAGCATGTGCCCAAAGGAAAACCCAAGGGGCGCATCTTCATATCCAAAGCGGTCATCCTTCTCTGCATGGCCAAGAAGAGCCGCGATGCCGACCACCTTCAAAACTTTGTCTATGACCAGCAGGCCGGGCTTGATGCTGCCACGCTGACCGACGAACTCGAACAGGCAGGTCAATACATCCCCATACCCGACTACGCCTATGACTGCCACACGCCGCAGGGCCGACGGATGGGCAAAACCAAAGCCGAGTTTTTCCGCCAGGAGCAAGACGCCCTAGCGCCCTTCATTCCCGGCCTGTTCGACAACCTCATTGATTCCTAACCACCAACCACTGAAATCCCCATGGGCATACACCTGATGCAACCCCGCTTCCCGCTGGGCAAAATATTCGCCACCCCCGGTGCCATCGCGCTCGATGTCGACCTGACCCAATACCTGCGACGTCACCACTGCGGTGATTGGGGCGAAGCACTCTGCGACGAGGATCGCAGAACAAACGATGAAGCGCTCGACGATGGGTTCCGGCTATTGAGTTGCTACCGCACACCCGCTGGCGACCGCCTCTACATCATCACCGAACACGATAGGTCGACGACGACGATCTTGCTGCCGAGTGAGTATTGATGAAGTGCCGTCCAATCCGCATGCCAACGGGCTTAAAACCAGCCCAACATACGCGGATGGTGGATGTGAGGGTCGACCATATTGCCATACCTTGAGCTGGTGCTGTGTGCTCCTACGCTTGATTACGCGGCATCATGGTGGCTGCCGGGAACATCAATGGCAGCATCTCTCCTTTGCCTTAGGTCCGGCGTGATCTGGTTGCTGACCAGCAATCGCGGCGTGGACGTTCTCCACATAATGCATGTAGTCCACATACGCTGCGACGAATTCCCTCCCAGCCTCGAGATTGTCGTCTTTATGTTTTGCGGCTTCGACTGCACGATCCAATTTTTGCCTAATGACTTTACCCATCTGGTCATTAATTTCCCGGATCATCTCGTCCGCCGATCGTCCTTGCAGCGCCATGTCGGCCATGGCAATCACAGGATCGACCGGTTCGTCCTTTACGCCGCTGTATGGAGCCCCTTCGCCCGCTCTGTGCAGGCGCACCAGTGTTTCAATGAATTGACGATCGGCGAGTTCCTTTGCTTCAGGCCCTTTGGCGCGTACTGTTTGAGTCCTTGCAAACGCGGCCCTGATTTCAGCCTCGCGATCCTTTTTGATCCACTTCAGCACGGGAGTGACATCGCCCTTTTCTAAGGCCGCTCTCGCTTCCTGTATCACAGGCCCCTTTTCCGTGTCGCAGTGTGCTACGGCTGTTTTGCTGATCGTGAGCCAACATATGCTGATCAATGACGCGCAGCCCGTTCCTATAATTCTGGAAAATTGCTTGGTTCTCATAGTGATTTTTTTGGTTTTAGTTGTGATTTTGATGCATTCAACCCGATGGCCCGCGAGTTGATCGAAGTCAACCTGCCCGATGGCGTGGACGGCTAACTCATGCCGCGCGAGAGCACGTTTTTGAAGACCGCCAACGTGATAGGTCGTCGTGATGGCACGCCGGACTTCGTCTTCCATATTTCTGACTACGTGTTCGAGGGGGCGAACTTGGTGCGTCATCTCTCAGCCGGCGTCGAAATCCGCTTGGGCTACAACCATGTCATCGGCGGGATCGACCGTATCACGCCTTGGATGCACAAGGATTCCCTGATTGGCCGCGTGGTGAAGTTCAGCCACCAACCCAGCGGCGCCAAAGAAGCGCCCCGGTTTCCGAAGTTCATCGGCTTCCGCGAAACTTGGGACATGAGTGCCTAATGCGCTTGTTCAATCCGCATGCCAACGGGGATACGCCGCGAAAAATGGCCGACCAATATGGTGCGAACTGACGTGCGGATGGCGCGCGACAAAACGCGCGGATGGCTGGCAGGAGGAAGGATGTCGGAACGCACATCCCTCCGGCACCAGATCCTAAATGAAACCATCAGATAAGAAGGCCGAAGCCATTACCTTCGGAGTTGAACTCGAAACCACCATTCCCGTGCTCTCCGGCGTGGTGGTTGGAAATTACCACAACGGCATCAGTGTAAGAGCTGGTGTTGCCACCGGATCCAGCACCCCGCTGAACGCACCCACATTCAATGGCGAGTGTTGGCGGGCCGAACGCGACGGTTCCATTCGTGCCCGCGCCGACCGTACGGCATGCGAATTTGTTTCGCCCATCCTCAGTGGCAGCGATGGGGTGCAACACCTCATTGAATTCGTCGAATGGGCCAACGCGATTGGTGCCAACGTCAACGCAAGCTGCGGCTGTCACATCACCGTGGGCATCGCATCCATCATTGGCACCGAAGACCTGCAAGCGATGAGCGACTTTGCCCGCAAGCTGGCTCACATCACCCGCTGGCATGCCATGAGCCTCTATGGCCAAACGGGCACTGGCCGCCATCTCAACCGCTATAGCCACATGCTCGGAGATGATGTGGGGAAATTGGTTCGCCAGATGCATCGGGGCAAGGACCCCAAGCGCAAGTTGAGCGCTGCACGTGAGTGTGGCAGGGGAATGATCAACTTCCAAAAACTCTTCACCCACGGAGTGATCGAATTCCGGGTCTTTGCCGGCACACTCAACCGCCAAAAACTTCTTCACCACCTTGCCACGGTGTTGGGGCTTTGCCGCCGGGCCGCCGAGGTGGATTGCCTCGGGTCATTCAAGAAGAACAAGACCCAAGCGAAACGCACAGCCACCGCCAAAGACGCGCTGATGTTCCTGTGGGATTACCTTGGATGGACCGGCAGCAAGCGACCTGTGGCACTTGGTCTCATCGGCCCACTCCATTCGGAATTCGATGCCTACCGCAAGATCGCCGAGCGGCTCTGCCGCCGCTTCGATTCCCGCTTTCCCTTCGCCAACCTCTGATCCCTCCGACTGCCATGTGTGTGATCCTTGTATGCCCGGAGAACGTGCGCCCAGACCGCGCAACCATCGATGCCTGCCACGCCGCCAACCCCCACGGTGCCGGTGTGGCGTGGCGGGAAAATGGCGAGGTGCGATGGAGCAAAGGCCTCGATCCGGATGAAGTCGAACGCCTGATTGGTGAACTGCCCGGTGAAATCATTATCCACTTTCGATGGGCCAGCGTGGGGGAGGTGACTCCCAAACTCTGCCATCCATTCCCGATATCGGCCCGCGTGTCCACCCGCCTCACCGGCCATGCCCGCGCGGTGCTCTTCCACAATGGCACTTGGTGCCAATGGCGCGACACCCTACGCCGCATGCCCAAGCACCGGATGCCCGACGGGCTGCTTTCCGACACTCGTGTGGCTGCCTCGCTGGTCGATCTCTGCGGCATGGAATTCCTCCACAAACTGCCAGGCCGCTATGTGTTCTTCGATCGCGACTTCACCGAACTCTTCGGCGATTGGCGGCACTTCCGCGGGATGATGGCGAGCAATCTCCACTTCATGCCCGTGCGCGATACGCGACCCGAATTCCTTCGCCCCAAACCCACGCTAATACGCCACGAGGAAGCCTATTTTGCCGACCTCGATGACGATGAACTCCCCAACTTCTGATCGATGCCAAGTGGTCATCAAACGCGAAATCCATCACCCCCAAACAAACATATGAAGAAGAAAACAAGATACCTAGTGACTATTGGAAACCCGACCATCCAGACCATCGGCCTGTGCCGAAAATTGGATGTTCATGCCCTGCTGTGGGCCTGTGCGAAATCCAATCCATTCAAACCTGCAGTGGCCAATGTCGGCGCACAAGTGCTCACCAATGACCATTTGCGCGACCGGCGACTGCCAAGCACCCAATCATTCCCAGCACTGCGCGAACGCATCGGCTATTGGGAAACCGCACTCGAACACGATGATCCCCACATCCTCTTGGAGGCAGCCGTGGTGTCAGCACTCAATAGCTACCTCGACCTGATGGGGGAGAATGCCCTCGCAGGAGATCAGGAGAATTTCATCACCGCCGTCACACAGGCCGCACACCAGTGGGCGCAGGAATGCTTCAACTTCACCAACGACCATTGAAGCCATGAAACAACCATTCACCGTCCAGATTTTTAGCCACGAACCCATGACGCTTGATTCAAGCACGTCGCTCTCGAAGACAACGAATTACCAGCTGATGACCGACAAGGAGGTCAGTACCTACCTCAACGTGTGCAGACGCAGTCTCTATAACTGGCGCAAAGCCGGACTGATTCCCTACATCAAATTGGGCAAGTCCGTAAGGTTCCGAGTCAATGAAGTGGAGGCCGCACTCAAACGCATGAGCCGCGAATCATGAATACGAAAGCACCCGACATCATCGTCACCCGATACTTCGCCAAGGGTGGGTATGCCACTAGGTTCTGGGCGATCTATCTGAATGGCGAACTACTCGCCGTCACGGTCTATCGCAAGGGCGCAATCGCCATCGCACAGAAGCTGGCAGGTTGAACGGATGCAGGATGGGTTTTGCGGGCGTGAGGTTGCTAGCAAATCAGCCGGTAAACCTCTCCAACAAGCTCAGCATGCGATCGCTTCGTTGTGCGACGATGTCGATGGCCGCTTGATTTCGCAATGTTGGTAGGCCTTCGCTGTCATGAATGGCTTCGATGGTCTTGCGACAAAGCTCGCCGATTCTTTCTCGAACCATCGGCCAACCGAGTTTTGCCTGGCCGCAGAGTTGTTTGAAATGCTCTGGTGAAACCTCTGCTAGCGACGAGGCGCTGCCGATCTTCATCGAAAGTGCGCTTGAAAGCTCTGGCCATGCCATCGTGCACACTTGATCGTAGAGCGGTGCCATCCTGCGGGTTTTTTTCGCATAGAGAAACGAGTGGTTTTTTGCGTGTGCATCCGCATTGCCCGTCACCACCGCGAAGATCACCGCATCCAGCATGTTCCGAATGTCCAGCACCGGCGTGGTGGACCAATCGCGGATCAGTTGAAAGCACTCCCGCAATGAGGGGCCGCCCTCCTGCTGATATTTGCGCGACGATGGATAGCCCAAAGCCTGGCAAAAATCTTCCTGATGCAGACGTTTGGTGACTGTGCCTGACTCCTTGACACGATCATATCGTTTCGCGATCAGGCATGGCACGCTTCCGATGTTCTCTTCCCATACCTCGGCGGCATCCAATCCGATGCGGCGGGCAAGTGCCATGCACCAAGCTTCATTTTCGCTGAGCCCCGGAAAACGTATGGGCTCGGGCTTGATGATGTGCGTGCTTGGGGTGTCACCCAGTGGTAAGCCAAATTGTTGAGTGCCATCCGGTTTGGTATCGATCACCACTGGCAGCTTGACCTGAGCCCCGGCGAGCGAGAGCCGCAATCCTTTCTCACCAGCTAGCAGCGGCCGTTGCGGTAAGAGCGTCATGATTTCCGCTGCATCCGCTTCGTTCAGCCAGCGCACTTCGTCATTCGATCGAGTTTTATTCATCGCCTCCTCCGGCACGAGTGAAATGGCTCCGGCACATTCGCCACCGATTCGCTCTAGCATCGCATAGTCGTTGTTCACGCTGATGCCCAGATTCCTAGCCACCTGATCCCGCGCTTCGGCCTCCGGCAACAAGCCACCGAAGAAGAGGCCCGCCCGCTGGCCATCGAATGGCTCGGGTTGCAGCGGCAACTGCCTCGACAGAGCGTATGCATCCTCTTGGGCCAACCAGTCTGCGTCATAGCGGAAGACCAGTTGTCCGGCGTTATCTTCAAGCACGCCGACCCGCTTGCCATGCATGTGAACGATCAAGGATTTCATGGCTCGCAAATCTCCAAGTTCAATCCCAAGGCCCTAGCGATCTCCAGTGCCTTGCCCAACTGGCAGCTTGGCTTGCCCTTTTCCAAATCAATGATGAAGCGCAACCCCGTGCCCGAGGTCATGGCCAAATCCTTCTGGGTCACTTTCAAACGGCGTCTCTGCTCGCGTATCGCCTGACCGAGGCTTTTTGCATCGATGATTTTCATTGTTCCTGAACGGGAATATTCAATGATTTCGTGTGTCGATCAAGATAAAAGTTCCCGATATAGCATATTTAATCGATTTTTGGATCAATGGCCCAAATAATGCGTGATCGGGAACATTTGGAGAGCTGAGAGCATCACCCCTCAGCATTCATTCAGGCAGAAGCTGGCAGGTTGAGCGCGAAATGGGTTTTGGGTACATGAGGCCGCTCTCCAATTAGTAACAAAACTGTTAGTAATTGGCGGGCGCCTTGACCCTCAGCGATGGCTGAAAATTCAACATTCACGGCTCTTTCCCCACTAGATTCTCGTGCTAATTGGTGACAAACGCTCAGTTGATAAAGTCATAACTCATTGAAAATGAATAGGAAATCTATTTAAGTTGGTGACAAAGTCCATGGTTCCCAAGACCCTCACTCAAATTCTGTGAAAATAGCTTTCGACGCTTTACACTTTTTTGCCTGAAGAAACCGG